TGTGGGGGAGCTGTTCATTTGACACTGGGCAGCGGGCGGGAAAATTTGGCCCAACTTTAGCGAAAGCACCACGGGGCGCGGATTTAAGGACGATCCATGGCAAAAAAAGCGCCCGATCTATTTGCGACGGATTTAAACAGGAATGCCCAAAAACTGGGCAGATTCGCACGATATTTGGTTCACAAGCGTTATCGCTTTGATCAGAAATGATCAGGTCACCAAAAATTAACGGCCGGGAGCATTCCTGGCCATTTTTATTGCGCGATATTTGACGCGCGTCTGATTCTATTGATGCAGTGTCCTACTTTGTTTTCTTGATGGGCTTCATTGCATCGAAAGCGCTAAGCCCATCTCTGGCTCGTTGGGCCACTATCGTCTTGGCAATTCGTATTGTCGCTTCAAGAGTTTCCTGATCCTCTGTGAAGCGCTCCTGTAGCTTTGGATTGCCGTTGGTAAGGTCAAGAATCAACTCTACGGCTGCTACCAGGTAGGTCTGGCGATCTTTAGCCGGTATATCCGCCAGGATGTCTGACATCCCAACAGCCATACCCACCTTTGCTGCCAGCAGCGGAGGCAGATCATTTAAGGTCGCCTTGGCATCGTCGCTGGATAGAAAGCGCCTCAATTCATGCCGTGTTTTAGGTAGGCGTCCAGTGGACAACCAATCAAGAGTGACACCGCCTGCATTAGCCATTGCGGCTGCCTTATCGATACTTGGAAGCCTTCCATTCAGATATGTGCGTATGTTGGATTCTGGCAGGCTGCACTCTTTGGCAAACCAGACAATTTTTCGGTCGCCAATCAGCTCTTTTAGACGCTCTACAAACGCGTCCGTTTCTGGAGAGCGAATCGGACGCGCAGGTAAAGAGGAATCGGACGCGTCCGATTCTATCGCTATCCCTTTATCTGTAAGGCTTTTCGCCATTTTTCGACTATTCCAAAAAGTGCTTGAATCGGACGCGCAATATCTTGTTGACACAACGCAAGATATTGCGAATAATCCAACACATCAACACGAAAACACACGGAAGGTTAGGCGATGGGAGCTTGTTTGTCCAAGGCTAAAAAGGTGAAGACGCTGAAGGAAGTCAGGGATGAATTCCATCGTTCTGGAAAGAGCGTCATGACCTGGGCGAAAGAACATGGCTTCACCGTTAACCTTGTGTACGAGGTGTTGAATGGGAAACGGAAGTGTTTTCGCGGCCAGTCACACCGCATTGCGGTGCGACTGGGGGTCAAAGATGGCGTGATTGAGGAGGTTTGAGATGACTTGTTTGGAGACGCTTCGCGTCAAACACACCGTGACATACAAGGGAGAACCCTTGGTGTGTTTCGGTAATCTTCCTGGGTTCGATGCTGAGCTAACCCCCACTCAAATCCGGGCTTTGGCTGCGTCTATGCTCGAAGCGGCGGATGAGTGCGAGAAACTCGTTGAGCGGACCAAATTGTATGGGCCGGCGTGCCGAGAATACGACCTGGTAAGCGGTACCGCCGCTTCTGCCCTCAACTATGCTTGCCTGGAACAGAGGACCACTGAGCGTGCCACAGCACGACGTCTTCGCGCAGTTCATCGAGTAGCGCAATGTGCTCAGGATATTTCTGCTGGTGCTCTGGTTGATCAAACTCATTCGCTTGCGCACTCAGAAATTCCAACGCTTGCTCTGCGGGCTGGCGAGCCAGAAGCCAGCTCAGTACAAGTTGTTGAGCCTGGCAATGCTCCTCCAGCATTCGAATCCGCGCTTCTTGTTCGATAAAACGGTTCGCTATGTCTTTTTCCACGAGAGGTCTCCTGTGAAATTTATGGAAATGCAGATTGGATGCCTGCTTTCCCATTCTAGTGGAATGGTGAGGCCTCTCACCTCATGCGGTGTGGATCATGAAAACAGTTGATCCGACAAAGGGCTGGTATAGCGCCCAAGAGCTAGCTGGATTGCCGGGAATGCCTACGACAGATCGTCGAGTTCGCGCACGTGCCGAAAAAAATTTGTGGACAAGTCGCAAGATGTTGCGAGGAAAGGGCGTTGAGTACTCCATCCGCTCTCTTCCTGTCGAAACGCAGCAGTACATCACTTCTCTTGCGCATGACTTGGTTGCTACAGCACCCAGTACGTCAACACTGATTACTACCGCTGGTTTTGACATAGATGAAGTCAAATCCGTCATTGTTTTGAAGCCGGGTGTAGTTGCTATTCGCGGCCAAGTGCGTCGGATGAAAGGCGAAGAGACGCTGGATGAGAAGGCGCGCGCCTGCCGCGATGCTTCGATCATCCTGTGTCGTGCAGTGGAAGCGGCGCAAGCAGCGGCAGATTGTTCGATCAAGCGTGCTTGCCTTGAACTGGCAGACCGCCTTGTGGCTGGGCAGGCGCGTCCTGAGTTGCTCGCTGCCGCTGCTCTAACCTATATCAAGCCACGGCATGGCGCTGGCCCGCTGGGCGGTGTTGATGCCCAGGCATCGCGCTTGCAGCGAATGATGGCCTTCTTTGAAAAAGGTCGTCTGGCTGGCGATGTCGGCATGTATCTGGTGCCAGGAAAACGCGAGAAGGAAGGGCATAACCCGATTCATGTGGCGGCTTTCCTGCGGTTTTACTGCAAGCCAACACGCCCGCCGATCAGCGAAGCATTCCGTGAGATGAAGCCATGGCTGGCTGAACGTGGCTTTCCCGTGCCGAGCTATTCGACTGTCTGCCGGATCGAGGCCGAATTGCCGGTGACTGTTAAATATCGCGGTCGTGTGACGGGCAGCGAATGGCGAGGCCTGAAGACCTATGTCGAGCGCGATGTCTCGATGTTCAGCAGCAACGATATCTGGGTCGGTGACGGCCATAGCTTCAAGGCCAAGGTGCAGCACCCGACACATGGCCAGCCATTTACGCCGGAAATTACGGTCATCATCGACTGGGTGTCACGCAAGATTGTTGGGTGGTCGGTATCACTGTCGGAATCAACTATTGCTGTCTCTGATGCTTTCCGCCATGCGCAGATGACGACACGGGCACGTCCGCTGGTCTATTACAGCGACAACGGTTCCGGCCAGACGGGCAAGATGATCGATTGCCCAATTGCCGGGACATTGGCGCGACAGTGTATTGCGCACGAAACCGGTATCCCCGGAAATCCGCAGGCGCGCGGCATCCTTGAAGGGCTGTGGGATATCACGCTGATTGCGCTGGCACGGACGTATCCGACCTGCACATGGCGTGGTGCTGATGAAAATGCCACGACCAAGATGCTAAAGGCGCTGAATCGCAAGGATCAGGGCGGCATCACGGTTCCTACCTTTAACCAGCTGCTGGACGATGTCGAGCGCACGGTCAATGAGTACAACCTGCATCACGAGCACAGCAAGCTTGGGAACAGGTCGCCCGAGGATGAATACCAGGCACGAATGGATAGGGACTCTATCGTCTTTGGCCCGAGCGATGCCGAAATTCACGCGCTGTGGATGCCCGAGGTCGTACGGACCCCGGCGCGAGGGATTTTCTCATTCCGAAACAATATTTATGTGAACCGGAATCTGCCGAATTTGCTACCCGAGGGAAGCAAGGTGCGTGTCCGCTACGACCTGCATAACCCTGACAAGGTGTGGTTGCTGACGCTTGACGGAATTTACATCGATGAGGCGATCTGGAATGGCCATCGTGTTGCTGCGTTCCCTGTGTCCGAAATGGATCGTCTGCGTGGTCAGCGCGCTGCCGGGAAGATCAAACGCGGCGAGGGAATTATTGCCGAGGCGCAGGCCGAATTAGGGAACGTCTATGACTTGACGCCCGCCGTTGCCATGCCGATTGAACAGCCGGATTACATGCCGATGCCGATTGAGGAAACGCAGGAAGAGGCGCCGATGAGCCATGAGGACATGGTGATGTGGTTATGGCGCGAAGAGAACAAGGGCGAGGGCGATGAGCCATCGTCTGAGGTGGCAGCCGGGTAGTTAGCGCTACCCGACCGCCGATTTGAAGCAGCACTTTGGATGCAAGGAGATGGTACATGAAAGAGCATTTTGTAAAAACAGAGAACTATCAGCGCTTGAATGCGGCTGTGCGTTTTATGGAGGAGCGCGGCAGCATGAGCGCGGTTCTATGCCTGCTGCACGGCGAGCCGGGTGTCGGCAAGACGCGCAACATTAGTCATCTTGGTGCAGCGACCGGTGCCGTACTGGTCAAAGGCCATGTCGGCATGGATCTGGATGGCCTGATCTGGTCGATCAGCCAGCAGCTTGGCATCAAGCACCAGCGGACGCGTACCGCCGAGATGGCGGAGCAGATTGCGGCGCTGCGAGCCATGCAGGCGCGCATCATTTTTGATGAGGCGCAAGCGGGCATTTACATGACCTGGAAAGGCACCAAGGCGGCAGGGATTGAATACCTGCGCACCATCGCCGAGTCTGCCAATACGTTCGTGTTCCTGGTCTGCCACAACAGCGAGGTGCAGCGGTTTTCCGAGTCAGCGCATATCCGGACCCGGATCGCCCACCGTGGCGAGATGTTCAATGCCGTCGAGGCCGACACGATTGAATTTGTCCGCGCTTTGGCTGAGGTTGAGATTGGTGATGGCGTCGGCAGCCTGGTTCACAAACAGACCAGCGGTAAATATCGTTTGGTCGAGAACGCAATCACCAGCCTGGAACGCATTGCCAAGGTCAAAGGCCTGAAAAAGCTGGAATTGGCCGATGTCGGTAACGTCACCCTGGTGGTTGATCACGAGCAGGGCCTTGTACCGAAAATCGCCCCGAAGACTAACACACGCGGAGGGGCACGTTAATGGGCTCCAGCATGACCGTATTGCGTCTCATGGTGGCCGGAACCGACACGCTTGATGCCCTTGCCGAAATCACCGGAAAGACCAAGCGCCAGATCGTCAAGTATGTACAGACGCTCAAGCGCAACGGCTATGTCAGTGTTTGCGACAAGCTGGATGAGGTTCTCGGCACCGGTGCGCGTGGCTACTACACAGTCACTGATGCCGGGGCCGCATTTGCTGCCCGCGGCGAAGAGTTAAAGCCCGGCAAGGCCGGGGCCCGGCCGCGCAAGAAGACGGTCGGCCTGCGCGAGAAAGCCTGGTGGCACTTCCGTGCCCACAAGTTTGCGACGCTCAAGGAACTGCTGTCGACGCATGCCAACGGCTCGGAGAAAGCAGCAGAGATCAATCTCTATAAGTACATCGCCGCGCTTGAGCATGCCGGAATCCTCAAGCGCTGTGTGCACAAGCAGCCGGCCAAGCAGAGCCGGGGCTGGGTGGTTTGGAGACTGGAAAACGATATCGGTGTTCAGGCACCGGTATGGCGCCAGCGGGCCAATGAAGTCTATGACCCGAATAGCGACCTCATCTTTCTGATCAAAAAGGAGGGCGAGTAATGGCCGAAGAGGCTATCTCAAAGGCAATGCAGCTCTGTCTTGATCAGTTGCGGGCAGGAAACACCCGCGCCTGGATCGCGCGGCAGGTTGGCTATGGCTCCAGTCATATTCGCCGCTACATGCTCGGCCATTACGAGGGCAAGGCGGCGAAGAACATCGAAGACGCCATCGTAAAGCGCTTCGACCGCCGCATTTGCCCGCACGACAACGAAGAGAAGCTGCCGGCTCATTGCCAGCGCATTGCGCTTCGCCCGCGACCGCACGGTTTTCCCGATGCCGAAACCCTTTGGCAAGCCTGCCAGGCCTGCCCCCACAAACCTAACTCGGAGGTAAGCACAAAATGACTGCCACCATTCATCCTTTGCGCCATAGCTCATCCATGGAGCATCTGTCGCCTGCCTTCAGCTGGCCGAATCTTGGCGGGCCGATCAGCGATGCACGCGTCGATATCGACTCCATGATCGGCGATATCCGTCAGGCCTGGGACTGGGCGAGAGCAAACCATCTCGCCGTGCTGAGCGTGAACGCCGATCGCTGCGGCGCCTACATCTGCATCGCCGCTGTGCCGAAGCTCTACACCGTATTCGGCGACGAGTGCTCCTGGGTCCAGCGCAAGGAGGAAGGCGGCCTGCGCACCGAACTCTGGCTCGGCTGCATCGGCCATATCCGTGTCTTCTGGCGGGAGGTTACATGCGTACATTGACCTGGCCGATGCGCGCCATTGCCAGACTCGCGCTTGCCGCCAAGTTCTGGCTGGCACTGGATTATTCCTGGCATCTTGCCTGGATCAAATCGGAGCGCTCGTCATGAACCTGGCACAGCAGATCGTTGCTGCTGCGGCGAATGCGCAGCGAGTGGCACTTGAGGCCCCTGTCCATAAACGCCAGAGCAGATCGCGCACCGGTTCGCTATCGGGTGCCGGCCAGTCGACAGGCCTGCGCACCAAGGTGCTTGAGCTGCTGCCGACCAAAGAGGAGCAGGCCGTATCGCATGGCGAGATGGTCAAGCTGCTCGAAAACTTTCCGCACGCCTACTCAGGTGTCAGCTCATCACTCGCCAACCTGGTCAAAACCGGCGCGGCAAAGCATGTCGGCGTCAAGGGCGCTTACCGTTACTACAAGGAGTCAAACTGATGTCGAACCTTTCCGATATCGAACGCGCGGCAAAGAAGTTCGCCGACGCGCGTGATCACCTCACCACTATCGTCACAACGATGAATGAGGGCATCGAAACCATCAAGCGCGACAACATCAAGCGCCTGAAAAAGGCAGTGGCCAATGCGGCCGAAGAACACGATGCGCTCAAGGCGTTAATTGCCGCCAGCCCGACAAGCTTCGTCAAACCGCGCAGTACCGTGTTTCACGGCATCAAACTCGGTTTTCAGAAGAGCAAGGGAAAGATCGACTGGGGCGATGAAGACCAGGTCGTAAAACTCATCAAAAAACATTTTCCTGAGCAGGCTGACGTGCTGATCGCGACGACTGAAAAGCCGGTCAAAGAAGCGCTGAATGGCCTGTCCGCTGCCGAACTGAGACGCATCGGTTGCAACGTGATCGAAGGCGGCGACATCGTTCTCATCAAGCCAGCAGACAGCGCCGTCGACAAGATGGTGACGGCGCTGTTGAAGGATGCCACGGCGGAGGTCGAATAATGTGGTTCCGTAACCTTCAAGTCTACAGACTACCCGCGCCTTGGGCGATGAGCCTCGATGTGCTCGAGCAGAAACTAGCGCGCGGCCCGTTCATTGCCTGCCCGAGCAATCAGCCGGCTAGTCGTGGCTGGGTGCCGCCGCGCCGCGACGGCGCGCTGGTCTTTTCGCTCGGCCGCCAGTGGATGATCGCCCTCTCGGTCGAGCAGCGCCTGCTGCCGTCCTCGGTGGTCAATGAGGAAGTCAAGGAACGCGCCGAGGCGATCGAGGCGCAGCAGGGTTATGCGCCGGGCCGCAAGCAGTTGAAGGAACTGCGCGAGCGCGTCACCGAAGAGCTGATGCCGCGCGCCTTCACGCGCCGCCGCACCACCTACGTCTGGATCGATCCGCAGAACGGCTGGTTCTGCGTCGATGCCGCCAGCCCGGCCAAGGCCGAGGAAGTCATCGGGCACCTGCGTCACTGCCTCGACGAATTCCCGCTCACCATGCTCCACACCAAGCTCTCGCCGCAGACGGTGATGGCCGACTGGCTGGCCGGCGGCGATGCCCCGGCCGGTTTCACCATCGACCGCGATTGCGAGCTGAAGGCGGCCGGCGAGGAAAAATCGGCGGTGCGTTACGTCAAGCATCCGCTCGATGGCGACGAGATCGCCGGCGAGGTCAAGGCGCATCTGGCGAGCGGCAAGCTGCCGACCAAGCTGGCGCTGACCTGGGACGACCGCATCTCTTTCGTGCTCGGCGAGAAGTTGGAAATCAAGCGCCTCGCCTTCCTGGACCTGCTTAAGGAAGAGGCCGAGAAGAGCGCCGAGCGTGCCGACGAGCAGTTCGATGCCGATTTCGCGTTGATGACGGGCGAGCTGGGGCGGTTTCTGCCTGCACTGGTTTTGGTGCTGGGTGGGGAAGTTAAGTGATGGAACAGAACACCTCCATCGAAACGGCTCTGCGCGCTCTATTGACCGCTATCGAGGCGAACACCGATTGCATGACCAACCAGATCGACCGAGCCGCACTCGATCCCCTCATCGACCAGGCATTCACTGCCCTGGCCGACCTTTGGGAAGCTGAGCCCGAGCCCATCACGTTTTTCCCCTCTGTTTCTCACTCTGCTGAAAGGACGTAACCATGGAACACGATTGCTTTATCACCATCCCCGAAACGACGTTGCCCAATGGTGTCGTCGTGCCGAGTTTTGAAGTCGGCCAATACGCTTGCACTCAAGGCGAAGACGGCAAAGCCGCGGTAACGGCTGCCGGCGTGCCGTGGGTTCGCATCAACTTCGCAGAAGCCAAGACTGCTTGTGAAAAGGCCGGTTACAAGCTCATCACCGAGTTGCAGTGGCTGGCAATCGCTCACGATGCGGCCGCTCAAGACTGCAACTGGACGAAGTGCAAGGTTGGCGAAGGCAAGCTCTATCGCGGCCTGCGCAAGGGCAATGTCAGTAACGCCCAACCGGGAAACATCGACCCTGCCGATGAAAAGGAGCGTCGCTGGCTCCAGCTCTCGAACGGTGAGCGCATCTGCGACATCAACGGAAATGTCTATCAGTGGGTTTTCGATAACGTTCAGGGCGACGACCAAGGTCTGATCGCCAAGCCCTTCGCCGAAGACTCAGCGTCCCTTCTGGCGCCCTATCCGTCGATGGAAAAGGGGATGGGCTGGCGACCGAATGCCGGCGCCAATTGGTCCGGCTATGCGCTCCTCCGGGGCGGCTACTGGGGCTCCGGGTCGAGTGCCGGCGCGTTCTATCTCCGCAACGACTGGCCCGGCAGCCGCCGTGACTTCGTCGGCTTCCGCTGCACCAAGTAACGGCTTCTGATCACTGGTCTCGGGTCGCGGCAAAGCCGTGACCGGCCAACCAACATAAAGAGGAATCACCATGAATACACGTCAACAAGGCCTTTATCCGAAATTCAACGTATCCCGCACCGACGGCGGCGACCAGCCGGGTGAGAAGCACCACGGCGCTGAATATTTCGTCCTCGATCTTTCCGATGATCCTTTCGCCATTCCGGCGGCCGTCGCCTACGCTGCCGCCTGCCGTTCCGATTACCCGGTACTGGCTGCTGATCTGGAACGCAAGGCATCGGAAAAATACCTGGCCGCCAGCGAGTTTGTCACCGTCCCGGAAACCCCGCTGCCGAATGGCCTGATTGTCCCGTCGTTCCGCGTTGCCAAATACCTCAGCAGTCGTGGCCCCAGCGGCGTTCCGGTTTCCATTGCTACTGGCACTCCCTGGGTTGAGATCAATTACAACGAATCCTGTGCAGCCGCCGCTAGGGCTGGCCTGCAGCTGCTGACCGAAACACAGGCGCTGGCTATCGCCTGGAATGTTGCCTATCAGGATATCAACTGGACCGGCGGTAAGGTCGGTGAAGGCGCCCTCTATCAGGGGCTGCATCGTGACACCTTCGATAGTGCTCAACCCGGCAATGTCGAGTCCGATGATGCCGAGGAGCGCCGCTGGCTCCAACTCTCGAACGGTGAGCGCATTTACGACGTGGCTGGCAATGCCTTTACGTGGGTCTTCGACGATGTGCATGGCAACGAGCAAGGTTTAGTTTCCCGTCGCTTCGATGGCGACGACATCAGCCTGCAGGCGCCCTATGGAAGCCGTGAGAAGGGCATGGGATGGCGCCCTGATGGTGCTCGCGACTGGTCCGGCGATGCGCTCATCCGGGGCGGCTGCTGGGACTCCGGGTCGCGTGCCGGCGCGTTCCGTCTCAACTTCGGCTGGCCCGGCGGCCGCCTTGGCAGCGTCGGCTTCCGCTGCACCAAACCGTAGGTCTCTGATCCCTGGTCCCCGGTCACTGCGTCAGCGGTGACTGGGCATCCAACCACCAAACCATCACAGCAACTGAAATGAACGAAACCCCAACCCAAGACGAACTGCAGCAATTCAGCCTTCGCGCCTTCAAGGGAGTCGATGCTGGCCTTGGCCTGGCTGACCCAACTACCGAGATCGCCAGAAAGCTGGAATCATCCTATCCGGGCCACTTGGTGCTGGTCCAAGCAGGCACGTTCCTGCATGGATTCGACCGCACCGCCTACGTGCTCAATGTCCTCAAGCAATACAAACTCAAGCTGGTTGGCACGGTCGAGTCGCCGCATCTACGGATCGGTTTCCCGGTCGGAAATTTCAAGCGGCGGCTCTGGCCGATGGTCGCCGAGTTCGGCATCCCCTACGTGGTCGCGCTCGGCACCCAGGCCGCCGGTCATACCGTATATGTATCCGGACACGGCGATACAACCGTTATCGAATCCGTGTCCCCCGATGTCATCAGCGAAATCATCCTGGAACTACGTCAGCGTGGCGAGTTGAACAAGGCCGCGGCCCGCCAACTGCTCGCCAGTCCAGAAACCGCCGATTTCAAGATGAAGTCGACCGCGCAGGATCTCGATACCCAACTGCTGTTCGACATCATCAAGATGCCGCGCGATCTGCGCTGTACCTACGGCGAGAACCTGCGCGCCTGCATGGCCCGCATCATGCGCGCCGTCTTTGCCTTCGGCCTCGAGGAAAACAAGCCGGCGCTGCTGCGCTCGTTATCGGCCGACGTCGATCTGCTCAAGCATTACCTCACTCAGGCCCCGCGCCTAAGCCAGCTCAAAGGATTCGCCTTCGAACACCGAGCTGGTTTAGCCGTCGAGCTTGGCAAGCTATTGGGTGGCCTCATCCGCGCTCAACAGGTGCAGCCATGATCGACAAGGGGGTATCTCTGGAAGGTCCGGCAATGCGCTCATCCGGGGCGGCTACTGGGACTCCGAGTCGAATGCCGGCGCGTTCAATCTCAACAACGACTGGCCCGACAACCGCAATGACAACGTCGGCTTCCGCTGACCCAAGGAATTTATGCCTGGACGGTGGCCACGGCCACGGGAGGCCCATTCTTGGTCGAGATATTCCCGGCGCTACGGCGCCGAAAGAACGGCTGAAAGCCAAACCGGGAACCGCTGCGGGGGCTACGGCTGCCGCAGCGGAACACGGCAATGATTTCCATCGGCTTACCGCCTTTGGAAACCTCTATTCCTGCTGGCTGAAAGCCCGGAAGAACAAGGGAAGCCGCGAACGCGTTCAGCGCTTCGCCGAAAATCCGCTGCACTACCTGACAATCATCCAGGAGCGACTGCGCGGCCGCCGTTACACCTTCGGCCCCTACCGCAGCTTCACGATCCGCGAGAAGAAGTTCCGCGATGTGGTCGATGCGCCGATGAAAGACCGCGTAGTGCACTGGGCGCTCTATGACTACCTGCTGCCGATCTGGCAGCCGCGCTTCATCCACGACACCTACGGCAATCTGCCTGGTCGTGGCACGCACGCCGCCGTGCGCCGACTTGCCGATTTCTGCCGCTCACCGTCGTGCCAGTGGGCGCTGCAGATTGACCTCTCGAAATATTTCTACTCGGTTCCGCACGACAAGCTGAAGGCACGCGCCTTGCGCTACATCGGTGACCACGATCTGCGCCAGCTGATGGTCGATCTGATCGACTCATGGCGTACCGATCACCGCTTCGATGATCTTTTCCCGGCAGATAGCGCCTACCGACAGACGGCCGCCAAGGGCATGCCCATCGGTAACCTGTCTTCGCAGCTGTTCGCCAACATCTACCTCAACGACTTTGACCACTGGGTCAAGGAGACGCTGCGCGTGCGTCATTACCTGCGCTACGTCGATGACATGGTTTTCCTCGCCGATAGCCGGGAGGAACTAGTTGCCATCGGTAACCCGGTCATTGAGCACCTAGCTGCCGATGGTCTGACTGTTCATCCCAAGAAAATCCGCCTGGCGCCTGTCAGTGCCGGTATTCCATGGTTGGGCTACATCGTCTGGCCATCCCATGTTTCGGCTGGGCGATATATGCGCGGCCGCTATCTCTACCGCCTACGGCAGCACGAAAAGAGCGGCTACGACCGTTCCGAAAGCCTCAATTCATATCGCGCAATGCTGGCCCACACCGGTTCAACCCGCCATCGAGCGGCCCACCGAATCATTTAGGAGATCAAGCCATGACCCCCTGCCTAAAACGCCTGGCGTTCCCGCTCGTTGGGCCGCGTCAGCTCACGTTAGCCTGGTGGCCAGTGCATGCCTATGCCGCCGCCGTCGCCGCCTACTACTGGGCGTTTTTTGCCTGTGGCCCGCTGGAACGCACGAAATGAACGCGTTAAAGAAAAAATCCCGCATCATCGCCATTAACGCTGCTTGCGCCAAGCTTGGCATCGGTCGTGATGAACGCCACGCACTGCAATTGCAGATCACTGGCAAGGCCAGTCTGACCGAGATGGCGCTGCCCGAGTTGAATGATGTGCTCAGTCACTTGAATCGCGTCGCCGGTGGCAAGAAAAACGAGTGGTCGTTCGTTTTTCGGCTATCCGTCGAGCGCCAGAGCTACGGAAAAAAAATATTCCGCCTGGCCGAGAAAATCGGGGCATTGCAGACACCGCCAGTCGGGGCCATGAGCAAAGCGTATATCGAGGGAATCGCTCGCCAGATGCGTGGCTGTGAGCAACCGCTAGAATTCTGCGATTGCGATAAGTTGCTGAAGATCATCAAGGCCCTCGAAATCCACGTGAAACGGCACGGGGGCTGATATGACCGAGAAGGAATTGATGTTTCTGTCGCGCTACCCATTATTCCCAACTGGAGCAAGGCAGCTTGCCGAAGTATTCGGTTGGGCTGCTGCCGCCAAGATCATTACTGCATGGCCGGGCCAAGAGTTTCCTGTACCCAAGGTTGTCGGCGGCATGAACAAAGCCGGTAAACGGCGCTGGGGGCAATTGGTTTCGGTTGTTGGCGAGGAGGTTGCTGCGAAGATCGTTGCCTATTGTGGCGGTGGCCCGCTGCTGGTTCCGTCCTGCAAAGAAGCAATTCACCAAGCCAGACAGGAAGAGCTTCGGCAGCGTTACGACAAGCTGATCACGGCCGGATTTTCATCGACCGAGGCAACCTTCGATGTTGGTATTGAGTTTGGAGTGTCAGGAAAGACAGTGGAACGAATCGTCAACAAGCCAACACCAGAGCTACGCGCTTCAGCACAGGGCAGCCTTTTTTAGTTAGGCGGCACCCATCCCCATCCCTATGACGGGTAGGGGGTGGTGGAAATATCATGCATGAAGAAATAAAGACGGTGCGCCCATCGGAAGTGCGCTAACACTACCGATGAACACCTCCTGCAGATGCTTCCTGCGTTTGGCCAAGGCACCGTGCTGTGCACACAGCGGTGCGAGGCTATCACGCGAGTTAGCGATGCAAACGATACGCTGCAAACACTGCAATAAAAAACTGGCAGAAGCCCAATTTACCTGCCTATCGATCAAGTGCCCACGCTGTGGAACACTTAACAACATGAAGGCCGGCGAGCCTCTTATCTCGGAGTCTTGCCATGTCACACCCAAGCCCAATAATTCCATGGATCGGCGGAAAACGTCGCCTGGCGAAGCATCTGCTCCCGATGTTCCCAGAGCATGAATGCTATGTCGAACCGTTCGCCGGTGGTGCCGCGTTGTTTTTTCTTAAAGAGCCTTCAAGCGTCGAGGTTCTCAACGACGTCAATGGTGACCTGATCAATCTATACCGGGTTGTTAAGCATCATCTCGATGAACTCGTTGCACAGTTCCGCTGGTCATTGATTAGCCGTCAAATGTACGCGTGGTTTCAAGTGCAGCCGGCCGAAACGCTTACCGACATTCAACGGGCAGCACGATTTCTTTATCTTCAGAAAATGGCATTTGGTGGCAAGGTAGCCAATCGATCATTCGGTATTGCTCCGAGTGCTCCGCCCAGGATGAACTTGTGCCGGCTCGAAGAGGACTTGTCGGTAGCCCATTTGCGCCTCTCCCGCACCTACATTGAAAACCTGCCATGGCATGACATCGTTCATCGCTATGACCGCCCGGCGACACTGTTTTATCTTGATCCTCCGTATTTTGGGACAGAAGGGTATGGCGTCGAGTTTGGGCTTGAGCAATACGACCAGATGGCAGTGCTTGCGCGTACGATCAAGGGGAAGATGATAATTTCAGTTAACGATATTCCGGAGATGCGCCTTGCGTTTTCAGGCCTTCCGATGGAGCGCGTAGAAATTTCCTACACCGTTGGGGGAGCGGGCCGTAAAAAAACAGGCGAATTAATCATCCGAAATTTTTAGTGTCAGATAGCGGGAAAAACTGTCGCTTTATTTGTTGAAGAGAGCGCTAATGGTGCTGTCAAAAAACAACCAAACCGCCATGAAGCCCACCCTCTCTGCACAAGCAAAAGCCGAAATTGAGAACATTGCTTCCACGATCTTGAACATACGCACGCTGGAAGTACGAAACTCAGACCGCCTTGATTTTTACGACCTGGCTGTTTGGTCCGTGAAAGAAGCCCTTGAGGCCGCATATTTGGCAGGAAATATAGACCACATGAAGTGATAGAGATGGGCGGAAAACCGCTCATCTCTACGAAAACACTCATGAAGGGGTACCCATCCCCATCCCCCTGCTAATCACCAAGTCCAAAACGTAATCTTCTCGGCATGAACTGCCGAGACTGCACCCATTTCCTGTCATCGTCCCAAGCCGGTCAGCGTGCATCGCTGGAGGGCTTTGGGTATTGCAAAGCCGCGCCAACCACCGAATTGCGCGCCCGGTTTTTCCGGAATGATTCTGGCTGCTGGCTGCCGGTGAGCAAGTTCGCAGCTCGCAAGGACGGGGGTGAAAATGGCCAGTGATCTGCGCATCCCTGTAATGGCGCTTGTACTGTCGGCTGCTGGTATCGCCGGTATCGCTCTCAACGAAAGCTACACCGACAAGGCTGTCATCCCAGTTCCGGGCGACCCTTACACGATAGGATTTGGCTCAACGCGCCGCGATGACGGCAGTGCCGTTCAGGCGGGTGACAAGATTACCCCCCCGGCCGCAATTCGCCGCGCCGTGCGCGATATCGCCGGCAAGGAAGTGCAACTGCGCGCCTGTTTCGAGCCGGCCACGCTGACGCCATACGAGTGGGATTCCTACGTCGATCTGGCCTACCACTTTGGTGCCGGTGCTGTGTGTAAATCGTCGATCCCTGGCAAGGCCAAGCGGCAAGAGTACGGCGCCGCATGCCGAACCATCCTTGATTTCAAAAAAGTTCAGGGGCGTGACTGCTCATTGCCGGTCAATTCCAAGTTCTGCGGTGGGGTGTGGGTTCGCGCGCAGGCGATGACGCACCTCTGCCTCACCGGAGAGCGCAAATGAGCAAAGACACCATCGTCGTCTTCATTGCCGCGCTGGCGATCTTTACGGCTGGCTGGGGCGCCCAGGGCTGGCGCAAGGATGCCGAGATCGCGCGCATCAACACCGATGCCGCCACCGCCAAATCAAAAGCCGCAAACGAGGCGCTGGCCCGCCTGATTGCTGCCAATCAGCGCGGCGACGCCCTGCTGCTGCAGCTCAATGGCTGGCAAGCCACCCTGACCCAATTTGCCCAGGAGAAAAATCATGAAATCGCCCGCCTTACGACTGGTCGCCGTTGCCTTGATAGCGCTGCTGTGCGGGTGCTCAACCGCCCCGAGCCACAACTCGGCCGGTCTGTACCCCAAGCCGCCGGCCTCGCTTTACGCGCCGATGCCGCCCCTGCCGCCGGTTCCGATGACGGGGCGTACTCCACCGACGCCGATATTGCCGGCTGGATCGGCCTCTGCCAGCGCAGCTACAGCACCTGCCGCGCCCGGCTCCAACTGATTGCCGATTTCTACGACGGCGAACGATCCCCAACCGCGCAGGCCGAGGCAGGTGATAGCGCCCGCTGCGCGGATTGTGGGAACCGAAAGGAAAACGATGGAAATCCGTGACTGGCTGCTGACTATCTCGATGCTCGGCCACTTCAGCTACACGCTGTATGCCTATATCGAGCGGCGCGGCGACAAAACCAATGAACGCATCGCGGCGCTGGCGGCCAAGGTCGAACAGCTCGACAAGGACGTCGGCGCCCTGGCAATCACCGCCAAGTTGGCTCCTAGCCATACTGACCTGGGCGACGTCTACGAGTCGATCAACAAGCTGGCGGCCACGGTGCACGAGCTGGTCGGCGAGAGCCGTGGGCAAACCGCAACGCTCCGGATGATCCAGAGCCAAATTACTGAAAGGGGGTTGTCGTGAGCAACGAGGTTGAAGCACGTCGGCGGGCCAGCCTGCTGAGCACGTTGTACTTCGAGCCGCTGGCGACGGTGCTCAAGCTGCGCAATGAGATGGAAACGGTGCACGGTATCGCCTGCAGCGCCGACCTGATCCGCTCCGACCTAGGCTGGCTGGCCGAGATGGGACTTGTCCGCTGGAACGGCGAAGCGGCGCAATGCACCGAGCGCGGCAAGGATGTCGCTACGCAACGAGCGAAGTTCCCGGGGTGGGCGTGATGGCCCACCCGCCGGAAAAGCGCCAGAAGCTGCGCACCGAGTACATCGGCGGCCTGCCGCTGGAGGCAGCCGCCGACAAGATCGGCGTGCCTTATGCCACGGCCCGCAACTGGTTCCGTTCGGCTCGCGAAGATGGCGACGACTGGGACAAGTTCCGCGCTGCCTCGCTGATCGTCGCTGGGGGCGGCGTCGAGCAGGCCATGGGGCGCATTCTGGCCGCGAGCCTGATGCGCTGCGAGGCGCTGCTTGAGGTGTTGAGCAGCACCGACCCCGAGAAGCAGCTGCCACCTGCCGAGGCCGTCAAGGCCATGGCAACGCTGGGCGACACGATTGCCAAGCTGCGCGCCGGCAGCAAGTCGATGATGCCGGAAGCCGACAAGCTCGGCATTTCCATGGACGTCTTGAAGCGCCTGGCCGCGTACATCAAGGAGAACCACCCGCAACTGGCCGACACCTATGCCGAGCTGCTGCCGGTATTTGGAGAAGAACTGGCGAGGGCATATGGCTGATTTCAACTTCGAAAACCAGCCATTTGGCGCATATCGCGTTAAGCCGATGCAGGCAATGTGCGGGATTCATTCGAATGGCTATCGCCCGACGAGCATCGAATTGACAGTACAAGACCTCGATATCCTGCTCGCCGAGCGGCCCGAAAAACTCATGGCTTGGCTATCCAATGTCCGGGGCGTGATGGCTCATGGCAAATAGCCAAACCACCGAAAAAGACTTCCTGGAAGAACTCCAGGAGATCGCCCGCGCCGCGCGCGCCGATGCCGAGGCGCGCGCCATTGGCCTTGATCCGTCGCCCGAGGCCCGCGCCTATCGGCGCCGCCGCGTGCTGCTCGACGGTGACTTCGAGTTCTTCTCCTACACCTACCTGTCGCACCATATCCGGCCGCCTGCCTCCAACTTTCACCGGCATTTTTTCGGCCGCTACCCGCAGCTGCTTGATCAGCCGCAAGGCGCCAAGGAGTGGTGGATCGCGCCGCGCGGCGAGGCTAAATCTTCACTGACCACCAAGGTCGGCCCGGTGTGGTGCGCCGTGCGCGCGCTGCTGCAGAAGGAAAGCATCCGTGCCGAGATCGGCTGGCCGGCTGACAAGCCGCTGCCGTACTTCATCGACTACATCACCATGCTGGGCGCTGAGACCAAGCTGCCGACCAAGCTGCTCGAAGTGGTCAAGGTTGAGCTGCAGTTCAACGCTGCCCTGCAGATGGATTTCCCCGAGGCATGCGGCGCGACAAAAAACTGGAAGATCGGCGAATTCACGACCAAGGCCGGCGTCAAGATGGAAGCCTTCGGCGCCGAGCAGGCCATTCGCGGCACCTTCCACGGCGCCAGCCGCCCAAAGCTGCTGCTGGGCGATGATCTGATCACCGATAAGGAGGCCAAAAGCCCCACGATGCGTGGTGATCGCTGGGACTGGCTGGAAAAGGCGGTCGACTTCCTCGGCCCGCCGGATGGCACCGTTAAATTCATCGGCGTTGGCACCATCCTTAACAAGGATGACCCGATCAGCCGGGCCAAGGGCGCCATCGGTCACCTGGTGCATCATTTCCGCGCCATCGAGCGCCTGCCAGACGACATGGATCTGTGGGCCGAGTGCCAGGAGATCATGCTTAACCAGGACAAGCCGGCCGAAATCGAAGCCGCCGCCCAGGGCAAAGTGTTGACCGACAATGATTTGCCGTCCTACCTCTTCTACCTGGCAAACAAGCCGGCCATGGATGCTGGCGCCGAGATTTCGTGGCCATCCGTGCGCTCCCTGTTCTGGCTGATGCGCGGCCGCGCCAAGAATGGCAAGGCTTTCAGCACGGAAATGCAGGGCGATCCGCGCAGTGATGAAGATAAGATTTTCGCGCCGGTGCAGTTCTTCATCTCACGCATGAACCAGTGGATTATGTTCGGCGGATGCGACCCATCCATGGGGCGCGGAGAGAAATCTGACCCTTCCGCTCTGGTCGCTGGCGCCTGGGACATGGAGCGTCAGCGCCTGCATGTCGTCGAGGCGGCGATCAAGCGTCGCGTTCCGTCAAAGCTGGAGTCTGATCTGATTGACTTCCAGCGGGAATACAAGTGCCAGGCCATCGCGTTTGAAAACAACAATGCCTATGAGCACAGCCGCCAAACCTTCATCACCAATGGCCTGCGCAAGGGCGTTGCTTTGCCGCTGGTCGGCCTGACTGAAACACTCGACCCGGAAACCCGGATCGATGGCCTTGAGCCCTATATCACTGATGCCTTCGAACCCCGCATCCTATTTAGCCCAGCGCTAACGCAGTTGCTTGCTGAGTTGGACTCATGGCCTGAACCACAGACCAATCACCACTATGACGGCCTCTGCGGCCTGTATCTGCTATGGCAGATCGCCTCCAAGCGTGCAGCAGCCGGCGGGTTCGCCTACACCTCCGTCAAAACCACTCATGGCGGCCGCTTCGGCCGCGGCACCTGGTAACTATCATGGTTCAACTCGTCGACCACCACGGCAACCCCATCAATACCGGACTGCTCAAGGCGCGCGAAGCGGTTGCGCAGCCGTGGGGCGTGCGCCTGCCATATAGCCAGTACAGCCTGAGCGGCCTCGATCCCGCACGCTTGGCGCGCATCCTGCGCAACGCGGAAGCCGGCGATGCCAATGCCTATCTGGAGCTGGCTGAGGAAATGGAGGAAAAGTACCTTCATTACGCCGCCCAGCTTGCGACGCGCAAGCGCGCTATCAAGGGGCTGGAGTGGGACAACGACCCAGCCAGCACGCGCCTGCAGGACAGAAAGATTTCCGAGTTTGCCGGTCACCTGATCCCTGTCCTGAAGCGCGCGACGTTCGACATGGCCGACTCGATCGGCAAGGGCTATGCCGTCGGCGAGATCATGTATGACACCAGCGGCCCACAATGGAAGATCAAGGCCATTGAGTGGTGCGACCCGCGCTGGTTTCAGTTCGACAAGATCGATGGCCGCACGCTGCGCATGCGCTCCGACTACAACCCGGACGGCGAACCGCTGACGCCGGGCAAATACTTCGTCGTGCGGATCGCCGCCAAGAGCGGCCTGCCGATCCGCGCCGGCCTGGCACGCGCCGCAGCCTGGGCATGGATGTGCGTTAATTTCAGCACGCGGGATTGGCTGACGTTTTCGGAAGAGTTCGGCAAGCCGCTGCGCCTCGGTCGCTACGAGGGCGGAACGGCCACGCCGGGAGATCTCGAGATCCTTTACGAGGCCGTCAGCAGCCTGGGCACTGATGCGGCCGCCATGCTGCCGAAGTCCATGGAAATCGAATTCCCCGAGGTGCAAGGTGCTCGGGGCGATGCCGGCCTGTGGTCTGGTCTCATCGACCACTTCGACCGCAAGGTCAGCATGCTGGTGCTGGGCCAAACGCTCACTGCCGATACCGGCAAGGGCGGCGGCGGAAGCTACGCCCTGGGCGCCGTTCACAACGACGTGCGCCGCGACATCCTTGTCGCCGATGCCGAAGCGCTGGCCGAGGCGGTCAATGAGCAGCTGGTGCCGCTTATTGTCAATCTCAACTATGCGGGTGTCACCGATTACCCGACGTTGAGCCTGCCGGTGCCTACCCCGGAAGACCTGGTTGCGTTCTCCGCCATCGTCGAGACGGCCGTCAACATCGGCCAGCCTGTCAGCCAGGCATGGTTCTCCGAAAAATTCAGTATCCCACTGCCCAGCGCTGGCGAGGCCATCCTCGGCAAGCCCGCGCAGCCTGCAGGGCCTGCGCAGAAAGCCGCCCAGCGTGCCGCACATGCTCGCACGGTCGAAGAGCAAGACACCGCCGACAAGATGACCCCGGCGCTTGCCGTCAGCGGCCAGGCGACCATCGATCTGTGGATCAACCAAATCGAGGAGATGCTCGGGACGGCCGAATCACTGGAATCATTCCGAGAGCAGCTATTAACGCGTTACGAAGCACTGCCGGTGGAAGACCTGGTAACGGTCATGTCGCTGGCGCTCTCAGCGATCAATCTACGCGGCCGGGCCGAGGTGCTTGGTGGCCAGTAAGCGCGCCATCCGTCGCAAGGCCTGCGGCAAAAAGACCCGCTACGCCACGCAAGAGGCTGCGCAGGCCGGCATTCGCGCACTTACCCGCGCCATTGGCTGGCCGGGCTACCTGGTGCCTTACCGCTGCGCGTTCTGCGGTCAGTTCCACTTCGGCCATCCCCCGGCCAGCGTACGCCGGGCGATTGAAGCGAGGCACGGATGACCATCGGCCTATCCGGCGGATTTGACCAGGCATTTACCGAGCAGGTCGATTTTTTCCGCGCCAAGCTCAATCTGCCGACCGAGCGCTGGGATGACATCATGCACGGCGAGCATGACCGTGCATTTGTCGTGGCCGGCGCCACCAAGGCTGACCTGCTTGCCGACCTGCGAGCTGCCGTCGACAAGGCCATTGCCACAGGTACTACCCTCGAAACCTTCCGCAAAGACTTTCGAAAAATCGTTGCGGAACACGGATGGCAAGGCTGGACAGGCGAGGGCACGCCGGGCGGATTTGGTTGGCGCACCCGCATCATCTACGAAACGAACCTGCGCAGCAGCTATGCCGCCGGGCGCTGGACGCAACTGACCGACCCCGATTTTCAGAAGCTCATGCCGTACTGGGAATACAAGCACAACGACAGCGTGCGCTTGCCCCGGCCACAGCATTTGGCGTGGAATGGCCTGACGCTGCTCGCCACGCACCCGTTTTGGCGCACGCACTATCCGCCCAATGGCTGGGGCTGCCGCTGTCGTATCATTGCCCGCGTCCGTCCGCTGGATAACGCGATCACGATTCCGCCAGAAGACTGGCAGCGTATCGATGAAATTACCGGCGCCCCAATCGGCATCGATAAAGGTTGGGCCTATGCGCCAGGCGCCAACCGGCGCACAGAGCTAAAGGCGCTGGTCGACACCAAGGCAAAGGCCTTGCCGGCGCCGCTTGCCGAGGCATTGCGAGCCGATGCTGCCCGTGTTCTAAACCGTTCGCCAGACCTTGCTTCTGCCGTCGATCGCGCTGTGCGAGACATTGCGACTAGCGAACTGGAAATCGTCGTTGTCCTTGATCCGGCCGGAACGATACTGCTGCGCAAGTTAGGCGCAGTAGATAGCGTCAACCTGAGCGCGGCCGAGCTGGAGAAGCTGCCTGGCGCGGCCCTTGTTCACAACCACCCTGGCGCCGTGCCGCAATCATTCTCCCGCGATGATATCGAGCTGGCCATCCACCATCGCCTGGCCGAGATCCATGCCGTCGACCGTCTATATCAATACAGCGCCTCGGCACCGGCCGGAGCCCAGTGGTCGCCAGAATACTGGCGTGATACCGTGTTGCCTATCGTGGAACGCGTCGAGCGAGACGTTGCCGCCCGCCTGCAGGCCGCTCGCGATGCTGGTCAGATTGCAGATGATCAATACTATGGCCTGCTCGACCACATGATCTGGACGGAAGTCAGCCAGGAAATTAACCTGAGCTATCAACGCATCGAAAGAACGCCATGACAGACACCGTTATTGACGGTCCCGGCAGCCGGCCATGGAAGTCGGATACCTGTAGCGCTTGCCGCCATCTGCGCCAGGGCAGCCAGACTTGCGCCGCCTTCCCGGATGGCATCCCGCCGGAAATATGGCAGGCCTGGCGCGGCCACCGCTTACCGATCGACGGCGACAACGGCATCCAGTTTGAACAGATGGTTGCCGTCGGCCCCTACGACATCCCGGAATTCCTGCGCAAGCGGCCATGACCGACGCCATCACCATTGTCGACAACTCGGCCACCGTCATTGCCGAGCTGCAGCGCATTGCACAGCAGATCGACAACATGCGGCCGGCCTATCAAGGCATCGGCGAGCTGCTGGTTGATAGCACCAAAAACCGCTTTGATACCAGTACAGCGCCAGACGGTAGCCGCTGGGCGCCTAATGCCGAGGCCACCGTACTTGATCATCTGGCGAAAATCAGCGGTTCATTCAGCAAGAAAACCGGCAGGCTGACAAAGAAGGGCGCCCAGGCGGTGATGGCCAAGAAGCCGCTGGTTGAATCCGGTTTACTGCAGGATTCCTTTGCTGCAGAAGCTACTGATAGCAGTGTTTCCGTCGGAACGAATCGATTCTCTGGCGAATGGGATGCCGGCGCAGCTGTGCATCAGTTCGGCAGCAAAGACGGAACTATCCCGGAACGGCCGTTCCTTGGTCTTTCAGCTCAGGACGAAATCAACGTCCTCGAACTACTGGCCGAGTCTCTCCGGTCAACCACCAGCATCGAATAAAAACCCCGGCTCTGGGCCGGGGGCAGTTGAGTTGCAGAATCGCGCCGTATTCGATTCAACGGATCATTCCTATATCTCGGCAGCGGAAGACTGGACAAAAAGCAATTTAACGCGCCTTTAACGCTGTTTTTGCGGGTTGTTAATCGACTCGCGAAAGGTCCATTTTCAACAATTCAATCCTTTGCTGGAAAATCCGGCCATGATCGCGCTATCGATTCAGTTGGCGCAATGCTTGATCGAGTGACTCCTGGTTGCGCGCTTGTTCGCTCCTCAGTCTTTCTTGAAACTCAGAGAGTGCTTGCCCGCTCTTTTTTACCTGGGTGGCCATTTCATCGGCTGCCTTGCTGATTTTTTCAGAGGTCTGATATGTCCGATATCCAGCGAGGCCGATAAGCACGCTCGCGATGATCGGTAGAATCATGGTTATCGTTGCGTTCGACTTGTTTGCGAAAGCTATGATCGTTATGGCGATGGCGGCAGGAATTAGCAAAGGGGCTGCAAAATATGGCGCCCAAATAGAAGACACCCCAAAGGCGACGGCGATCACTCCTGCAGGGATGCTTATCGGGTTTGGCGCATCTTGATTCGGATGGCCACAGTGGGGACATGCTTTTGCAAAAAACGATTGCATCCGGCCGCAACATTCACAATCGATCTGCGTGGAACTTCTCTCTGCTTTTCCCCAAGCGGCAGGCATTGGCGCTAAATCCAGTTTTTCGGAGCCACCATTCGTCCCTGGGCGAGCTTTCTCATAAATAACCCCACATTTTGGGCATGCATAGTCTGGTGCATCGTCAGTTGGTAAGCGGACGTAGTGGCATTTCGGGCAAGTTGTAGTCATGGAACCCCCTTTGAAAATCGTGCCGGGTAGCTTGTGTGGCGTACTCGGCAAGGCTAGCATTTGCTATGCATGATAATACGCTACGCCATTGGCGTATTTTAATCACCGTTTTACACCATCGCTATTCCTGTTCGCAGGCGTGAGTGCTCGGGGAATTGGTCAAAAATATCGCGAAGGGGTAGGTCAATGCGAACGCTTTTAGGCGTCATCTTGATTTGTTGGTGCGGCATTTCTGTCGCTCAATACAAATGCACCGTCAAAGGTAAAGCCGTCTACTCAGACGCTCCATGCGCCGTTGATGCTCGTTATGTTGGTGCGCTTGAAGACAGCGTCAGCGATCGCGCACAGGCAGATGCCGCAGCCCTGCAGCGAAAACAGGCGGCGCAGCGCAGTGCAATTGATCGACGGGATGCTGAACAGACAGAACGAAATCAGCGCACCGCCAATAACCAGTTTGCTGCCGAGCAGGCCCATGCGGCCAATGCTGAGCGCAATCGCAATAGTCGATGCTCGTCTCTGCAGTACGACATCAATGCCAACCAGCGCGGCGTGGCACGCTATCAAGATTTCGGCTGGCAGCGCTCGCTCACTCAGCAAGAAAATGAGCTGAAGCGCAACCGCGAAGCATTCGACCGGGATTGTCGATAGTCGGCCGCTAACTACCCATCCCTATCCCCCTGACGGAACGGAGGGTGTGTCGCCATCATTGGCGGCATGGACCAGTCAGAACAAATCTACTTTTCGGCCGCTCACTCAATCGCCCTGCCGGCAGATGGCACGGTGCCCGAGTGGGTGCATATGCTGCCCGCAGGCGAGTTTGCCGGCCGGGATGGTCGCGGGCCGTACAAGACGGCGGCGCATGCCGTCATCAGCGCCTTTGCGGCGTCTGGCAAGGACATGGCCGGCGACTACGAACACCAGTCCATCAAAGCCGACCAAAACGGCAAGCCCGCCCCGGCCAGTGGTTGGGTAAAAGAACTCCAGGAACGTGATGACGGTATCTGGGGCCGTGTCGCGTGGAACAAGCGCGCCGCTGCGTACATCGCAGAAAAAGAATACCGCTTCATCTCCCCCGTATTCGACCACTACAAGGACGGCACCGTTTTTCGGCTGACCGGCTTTGCGCTCGTCAATGACCCCAATCTCTTCCTCACGGCATTGAACCGCCGTGAGGGTATTTCGTCCGCCCACTCTACTCAAGGAGGCAACGTGGAACTCAAGGACATCATCGAACGGCTGCGCTACATGCTCAACCTGCCGACGCTGGCAACGCCCGAACAGATCGTTGCCGAACTGGACAAACTCAAGGCGCTGGTTGGCCAGCCTGAAACGCAGGCCATGCGCCAGGCGTTGGCACTGCCGGAAACGGCGGGCCTGGGCGACATCATCCGTGCCGCTCATGGCCGCGTGACGGCCGAGCCGGACCCGACCCAGTACGTGCCGCGCGCCGAGTTTGATCGCGTTGCGCACAGTCTCAAGCAGATGACCGACGACGGCGTTGAAAAGACAGTGCGCGCTGCCATGGCTGCTCACAAGGTAGCCCCGGCCAGCGCCGACTGGGCACGCTCCTACTGCCGCCGCGACCCGGCCGGCTTTGCGCAGTATGTGGCGTCTCAGCCTGTGTTGATTGCCGGCGCAGAAACGGCTAGCCACTCGCAGCAAAAGCCGGTGACCAAAGACGAAATCAACCCCTTGCTGGCCGACGCGGAAAAGCGCGCGGCCGGCAAGTAATCCCGAATCGATAGGAGGTTTTCGATGCACACGGAAAAAAACTACCTGAGCGACGTGCTGCTCTATGAAGTCAATCCGCGCTGGTCGCGCAAGCGGGTTGTTGTCGGCGTACTCGCCGCTGCGGCAGCAATCGGCACCGTGCTCGGCAAGGTGACCGCGACCGGCGTTTATGTGCCGCTGGATTTGGCGGCGAACGATGGCTCCGAAGATGCTGCCGCTGTTCTGGCCGAACATCTGGACATTTCTGCTGATGAGCAGCTGGCAATCGTCATCAAGCGTGGTGCTGGCGTCAATGCCGGAACGGTGGTCTGGCCGGTCGGCATCACCACCAACCAGAAAGCTGCGGCAGTTGCCCAGCTCGAAGCGCTCGGCATTGATGTCGAGTCTGTCCTGTAACTACCGGAGCACACCATTATGACGCTCGAAGACCTCTTCAAAACCACGACGCTGACCGACTCCATTAGCAAGCTGCCGGCCATCCCCGGCAAGGTCGGTGCAATGAATCTTTTCACCGAAAAAGGCATGCGCACGACCAGCGCCTTTATCGAATACCGTGCCGGTCGCCTCGTGCTTGTTCCCGACCAGTCGCGCACCTCCGACGGCAAGAATATGGGCACCGGCAAGCGCAACGGCGTTACGCTGACCGCGGCCCATTTGCCGCTCACTGACCAAGTGCTGCCGGATGAAATTCAGGATGTTCGCGCCTTCGGCCAGGAAGGCACCCAAGACAACCTGACTTCGCAAGCTCAAGTCATCAACGACAAGCTGACCGGGCTGAAAAACAGCATCGAAGCCACGCGCGAATTTCATCGCGTCGGTGCCTTGCGCGGGCAGGTACTGGATGCCGACGGCACCACGGTCATTCGCGACCTGTACGAAGAGTTCGGCGTGACCAAGAAGACGGTCAACGTCGCGCTGTCGAATGCGACGACGAATGTGCTGAAAGCCAATTTGGACGCCAAGCGTTACGCCGAAAAGAAACTCGGCGGCGTCATTGTGCGCGGTTGGCGGGCGCTGTGCGGGACAGCCTACTTCGATGCACTTGTCGCCCACCCCAAGGTGCAGAAGGCTTACGAGGGGTGGCAAGCCGCCCAGGACCGGATCGGCGGTGATATGCGCAGCGGCTTCGTTTTCGGCGGCATCGAATACATCGAGTGCTCCGATGAGGTTGGCGGCCAGTTGTTCATTCCCACCGATATTGCCCAAGTCTTCCCGGTTGCCCAGGGGGTATTCGAGATGCTCAATGCCCCGGCGAACTACAACGAAGCTGTCAACACCATTGGTCAGCCGTACTACGCCAAATCTGAACCGCGCAAAATGGGCAAGGGCTGGGATCTCGAAGCGCAGAGCAACCCGCTGGCGTTGTGCCTCTATCCCGAAGCGCTATTTGAGCAGGTTGCTACCTAAGCGCCCCGGCTGCTTTTCTCCGTGCCCCCGGTCTAAACCACCGGGGGCAACTATGAACAGGACATCATGAGCTACGCCACGCTGGACGATCTGATCAGCCGATTTGATGAAGCTGAAATTCTTCAACTCACCGACGTCGACCGCAGCGGCACGCCCGATGATGAAAAGTTTAGCGATGCGCAGGCCGATGCCGATGCCGAGATCGACGCAGCGCTGCAGGGCCGCTACAAATTGCCGATGGTGCCGGTGCCCAGGCTACTGGTTCGCATCGCTTGCGACCTGATGCGCGAGTCTTTCTACACCACTGCAATTCCCGATCTCGTCAAGGATCGCGCCGCCGTTGCGCGCCGTCTTCTGGCCAGCATATCCCGCGGCGATACCCGACTCGAAGCCGAGGCGGCCGTAGCAAACAGCGGTGCAACAAAATCCGATGCACGAATCACCCATCGCCGTCGACGCATGCGTTGGCCGGGCGATCATGGAGGTGGCCTGTGTTGATCGAAACCACCGATCTGATCGTGCAGCGTTTGAAAGACGAGTGCCCGGCGGCGAAACAAAATGTTTTCGATACGACTGATCTGGCCGGCGTTAAAGACAAGGATCAATTAACGCCTGCGTTGCATGTCGTGCTGTACGACTACGACCCGACCGATGTTGTCGATGGCGAGGGGTTGTGGGACGAGATTTATCTCGTCATTGCTGTCGTCAAAAATGTTGGGCGCGATCGAGTCGCTGCGCAACGCGCCGAGGCCAAGAATTTACTGCTGGAGACATTGATCGCCCTCTGCGGCTGGAAGCCATCGACCTCGGCGTTCCCGCTAAAACTCATAAAAGGGCCGCGCCCCTATTTCAGCTTAACGCATGCTTATTTTCCGCTGGCCTTCATCGGTCGGCCGATGACAGGGAGAGACTGATGGAAGTGATCTATGGGCTGGTGAATCTTGAGGATGGTACTGCTGTGCCGGTCAAGGTCGATGAAGATGGCCGTCTACTAACTCGTGAAAGTGCCTACGCATCGATCGTTGATAGCACATCATCCCCCGCTTATATTTATATGTGCGAAGCGCTGCCCGGCACTGCGCTCAGTACACCTGGGTGGCGAATCTGCCGGATGGAAAACGCAACGGGAATCACAACTTGGGCGGATGGCAATGCGAATTTCGACAACGTAGCGGCAAGCCGCGCCACGTTGGCTTACTCCTAAGTGGGGCAGAAATGAACTTGCCAACATTCGCAAAGTTTCTGGCTGCATTTGGTGTTGTTCGCGCGCAGCGTAATGGCGTCACCAGGGGGAATAGATTTATTGAGTCGCTGGTGCGCCAGCTCGACGGCATCATCTCCGGCGAGATTGTTCGCGATGCAAATGGCGCAGCAGTCTCTGCGTCCGTGATATTCCCCGACGGCACGACTGGCACTTACACGGCGCTGGTTCTCAGTACGGCATCCCCTGGTGCAGTCGACTCTTATGCCGTTACCTATGGAACACAGACCTACATGCAGCCGACCGTCACCAGAGATGCATCTGGCGCTGTTACCAACCGTCCCGCTATTACTGTGAGTTGATCATGGGTATTCTTGACGCACCGTCAAAACCGAAGCTTCCGAAATCGCACCGTCACGTGTTTTCCCCGGCGGTCGAGCAAGTCAGCCAAGCAAATAACGTTGCCGGCCTTACTTTCCGTGCTGCTCACCGTTTCAAGTCGTCGCCGCGTGCTGTTCGGCTGATGTTCCATAACTTCTTGGCTACGGATATAACGTATGCTCAGACGGGCGCGTCAACTAATTCAGTTTTGACGACGGCGCTTGCTCCTGCGGTCTCAAACCAATGGCAAAACGGCGGGCCAGTAACTGTTCCGGCAAGACAAGCGGACAACCAGCCAAGCACCGCGTTTTCTGATTGGATCACGGTTTATCCGGTCGAGGATGCCGCAAACCCTGGTTGTTACATTGTTCTTGTGTCTTGCTATCTCGAAGCCGCATATGCGAATTACCCAGCAAACAGCTACGCGAGTTCGTGGATGGAGTCAGCCGCGCCAGCAGCGGCGGCTGACTGGTTCCTTCGGCAACAGAGCGGCGACCAGATCACAACGCCTGGAACGTTCAGTTCGGCGACCGTTCAGAACCGCAGCCCGATCAGCGGCATTGAAGCGATCTGTGATGATGGCTCTGTAGTCGTGCTCGGCGTTGGCGACTCGATCATGTCGGGCGCAGGCGGGACAAATCAAGGCGAAACTGATCTTTACATGGCATGCGCCGAGATTAATGCGGATGGCGACCGTGTGTCGTACATCAATGGCGGTTGGGGGGGCCAAAATACTACGACTTACTGTACCCGTGCGCTGTACATGCTCGACAAGATCAGGCCAGACACCCTTGTGCTGTCGGTTGGGTCTCCAAACGACGGAACGCCATCCGTGACGGGAACCCGTTTGCAGCGTTACTGGATCACGAAAGTTATGGATTTCGCAAAATCCATTAACTGCCGCGTTGTGCTGCGCGGGTGGGCGCCGAATACGAGCAATTCGTGGGCAGAGGGAACGGTAACTCCGACCGATGTCGGAGCAGTTTCAGGGGACGCTTGGCGTCGCGCTCAAAACGTATGGGCGGCATCAAGGGCTGGAAAATCTGGTATCCGGTATGCCGCAGGCCCAGCGGTGTTGGGTAACGGCGCGACTCCCGAGCGATATGACCCGGCGCTCACGACCGACAACAATCACCCGAACACCGCAGGTTACACGACCGCAAAAGTATCGCTAAAGCCCGTGATCAAGGTCGCGGCTTCGGACTTTTTCTAACCCCCTCTGCACCTCCATGACCTTCGCCAGCCGCCTCATATCATCAACGATCGGCCGGGCTGTGCCTCGTTACCGGACGCTCGGCGAATGGGCAAAAACATATCGGCTGATCATTGCAGGAAAACCGATTGAGGAAAAAACCAAAGCCAATAGGTTGTGCGTACTGGCTCATGTTCTCGCCGGCCTTGGAGCAGATCGGATCATCTCGGCAGTCAAGCCACACGAAATCTCCGGTGTAGTCATGGGCGTCTATAAGTCCCATCCACCGCTTGCAAAACGTATCCTCATCGAAGCTAAAGATTTTTTTGCAGAGGCAGTCAATTACGCCTGGCTATTGCGATCACCAGCAGCGGCAATTCGATACCCGAAGGTCAGGGTGCTGCGTGAGCGCCTGACCCTCAAACAGTGGCAGCAAATACATGCCTGGTCGGCAGAGCATCAGCCGCCATGGGTGAGCCGCATGTTGATGCTCGCCCTGGTCACCGCCCAGCGCCGGAGCGATCTTGAAAAGATGCGGTTTTCAGATGTCTGGGATGATCACTTACACATCGAGCAGGCAAAGACGGGAGAGCGCCTGGCGCTACCGTTGAAACTCCGGTTAGACGCAATTGGTGTATCCATTGATCATACCATCGAAGATTGTCGATCATATGCGGCAAATGAGGATTACCTCCTCCGAAAACATAATGGGCAGCCTTTAGTCATGGCTTCGCTTTCCGCCAGATTTGAGGAGGCGCGCGAAGGCGCTTTACCGGTATTCAGCTCTGGGCATCCGCCATCACTCCATGAGTGCAGGTCGCTTTCCGAGCGGCTGTATCGAGCGCAAGGGGTCAATACAATGGTATTGCTTGGCCACAAGAGCCAGCGCATGACCGATTTATATAACGATGATCGCGGATTATCGCAGGGTGAATGGAAAAAACTAACGCTTAGGTAGCCACCCATCCCCATCCCCCTGACGCCGCTGCGCGTCAGATGAAAAACTCCCGATGTCATTTCAATTCAGACATCAGGAGTTTTCATCATGCCCATCGTTCAGCGCACTGCCATTGTTCAAGGCACACCTTATATGCACGACGTCGGCGTTAACGCTGGCGAGTCGCTCGGCAATACCTCGAAATTGACGGTTGCCGCCACTTTCGACAAGACCGTCCTCGAAAATTACCAGGGCGGCGGCGGTAATGACGACGTTTTTTACCAGTTCAAGGAAGGGACGATCACGCTGGAGTGCCGGCATGTCTCCCTGTTGGCGCTCAAGATTGCCCTTGGCGCTGAAGCTGAGGCTGTTCTGGCCGGCGACGTGACGGATGAAACCCATACTGTCGTGGCGCTGAACAAGCTGATTGCGCTCGACAAGCTGCAGGATATGGACGCCGACTTGGTTGTCTCCAATGGTGCCACGACCTACTCCGAAGGTGTTCACTACACCCGCGTTAACGCCGGCATCATTCCCCTGACGGTCGCCTCGGGCGGCATCGCTGCCGCTGATATCCTGACCTTCGATTACACGGTGCATCCGCACCAGGTGATGCAGGCGCTGGTGAATTCGATCACCGAAAAGGGCCTGCTGTTCGACGGCGTCAATCAGCGCTCCAGCTCTCCCTGGCGCTTCGATTTCTTCCGTGTCGGCTGGTCGCCCTCTGACTCGATCGAGCTGATCAGCAAGGAGTTCATGAACTTCACGCTCAAGGGCGAAATCCTCGCATGGGACGGTATTACCGACCCGGCCGCTTCCAAGTTCTACAAGGCCTTGGTGGGTGATCTGTGATGCGTGTTGAGAAAAAGGAAGAAATCGCCGGCGTTCCGGTTGTTTTTCGTGAGCTTACGGTCGGAGAAATCCGTCAGTGGATCGCGACCGTCGCGGTTGATGCGGGGAACTCGATGGATAGCGTCGGCGATTTGCTTTTTGAAGAGTTCAGCTTGCTGGATATCGCGTTGTTGACCGACCTGAAAGATGAAGATATCGATCGCCTGGCGCCATCAGAAATTGAAGATGTATTTGCTCGCTGCAAAGCATATAACCCGCGTTTTTTCATTCTTCGGGATCGGTTGGCCAAGATCGGGAGTACTGCGCTGGCGATCCCGCAGAGCAGCTCGTAACTCTGGAGAAAAATGTGTCGACGCTGATTCGCGCCGGCCACTCTAACGCCTGGTCATACACCTGGTCCGTTTTTATGTCAGCTATCGACGAGGTGAATCGTAGTGAGCAATAAGCTATCCCTATCGCTTGAAATTACTGCCGACCCTGCCAAGCTAAAGGCTGGGTTGGCTGTATCGCGTAGGGAGATCATTGCCAATTACGCCGAGATCAAGGCCGGTGTGGCCGAGGCGAGTAAAAAACTTCTCGAGACTCAAACCAATGCGCAGGCGCTAGCGAAGGAGCTGGGGCGATCCGGACCACCGACGAAGGCGATGGTTGCCGATTTTGAGCGTGCCCGTGCTGCTGTTGTTGCAGCTAAGGCAGCGGTTGAGTCAAAGACGCTGGCGCTACAGCGCCAGCGTAGTTTGGCACAGGCAAATGCGGAGGCAATTACCGCAGCAACACGAGCCGAACAACAGGCAGTAGTCAATGCTGCTGCCGCGACCGCAGCGGCGCAACGTGCGGCCCATCTGCGCCGTATGAACGACTTGAGCCAACAGATTCAGGCATCAAAGGCGTCGGCCGCGGCAATTGCGGTATCAGCCCAGGCTGAAGCGGCGGCTGCAGTTGCAAGCCAGCGGCGCAGTTTGCTTTTGTTGCCGGGTATTGGTGGCGGCAGTACGGCGGCGATCGGAGCGATCAACTCCAGTGCAAAAGGTGCTTCTGATGCAGTTGGTGGCCTGCAACAACGCTTGAATGGTGTTGCGAGTTCGGGGGCAGCTCTGGCGCCAGTTGCTGGCCAAATATCCCGAATTCAGGCCGGCGTTGTCGCGATGCTTGGTACCGCCGTGAGCGTACAAGGGCTCGAAAAACTGGCCGGCGTCGCGGATAGCTATGCCGCAATTGAAAGTCGCGTGAAGTTGGCCAGTACATCGTTCGACGATTTCAAGCGGGCGGAATCCGGCGTTTACGAGATTTCGCTGAAGAATGGCCAGGTTGTCACGGCTAATGCATCGTTTTACGGATCTATCGCGCGCTCTGTTCGCAACATGGGGCGAGAAACCGGCGATGCTTTGGCTATTACCGAAGGGCTGGCGAACTCACTGAAGATTTCTCGCGCTACAACGGCCGAGTCTACTGCCTCGACACTGCAGTTTGCCCAGGCATTGCGAAGTGGCGTCCTGCGCGGTGATGAGTTCAATACGGTGATGGAAGCAGCCCCTCGACTAGCTCAAGCGCTCGCGGACGGTTTGCGGCAGCCTCAAGATAGTTTGCGAGCCTTGGCAGAGGAAGGAAAGCTGACATCGAAAGCGGTGGTTGAAGCATTGTTGTCTCAATCGGAGGCGCTTAGTCGTGAGGCAAGTTCAATACAGCTAACGATCGGTCAGGCCGGCACAAACATGTCGACCTCATTTCAGCGCGCCTTCGGTGAGAGAACGGCAAGTAATGCGCTGGCGCTGGCGGCAGGCATCAACACTCTTGCCAATAACATGAATGGCTTGATCGATGTGGCGACGCTTGCTGGAACCACGATTGCTGTGGTTTTTGGGGTGCGGATGCTGGCCTCAATCAGTGCAGCCGTTGCTGCGAAACAAGTTGCAATTGCGGCCGAGCGGGAGCACGCCGCTGCTGCGTTGCTTGCGGCGCAAGCAAATGTCCGGGCTGCCGCTGCCGAAGAGGCGAGAACGTTGTCTTCGCGTGGCCTTGCTGCTGCTCAGATTCAACTTGCGGCGGCTGAGCGCACGGCTTCAATTGCAGCGAGTGGAATCGCCACTCGTGCAAGCGTCGGTTTGCTCGGTATGCTCGGCGGTCCTATCGGGGCAATTGCGACGGCATTAACGCTTGGTTTAACGGCTTGGCAGCTATGGGGCGGGCGCAGCGAAGAGGCAACAGGGAAGGCATCTCGTTCTTTGAGTGATTTGATCAAAGATTTACGCGAGTTTGGCGCGAATATGTCTGCTGCCGAGAAAATGAAGCAATTCGAAGCGCTGGCTGAGGCTATTGCCAAGGCACGTAGCGAAGAAGTAAAGCTTCGGGCAGAAGCGGCACAGCGCGTCATGTCGGATATGAATGTTGCGACAAAGGCACAGGCGGCCAGCGCAGTTGAATCAGATCCCGCGGTTGTAGCGAAGGTTGCCGAACGATTGGCCGCAGAAAAAGCGTTGCAGGATGAGCTGGGCGCAATAAATAAAAAGGCATCCGCTGAGCGCCAGTTTTTAATGAAGGCTCTTGTCGATAAGCAAAAAGCGCTCAATGGCGAGGTTGTCGTTGATGAAAAAAAAGCGCTTGAGGAGCGGCAAAAAGATCACCAAAAGGCTGCCGATGCGGTTCGCAGCGCATGGCAGAAATCGCTGGATGAGATCAAGAGCAAGCAAGATGAAGTTTCGTCGTCACAAGCGAAGGCTGCGGATCGGGCGGCATCACTTAATAGCCGAATTGACCAGGCTCGAACTAGTGGCATGTCGGATGATGACAAGGCTGCGTATTCGGCACTGCAGGCGCAAGAGCTCTTACAGGCAGCCGCCACAAATAGAACGCGCGCCAGTTTTGAGCTTACGAAGGCGTACTCGCAACAGTTACGTGGCGAGCTGGATGCTGCAAAGAAGTCTTTCGATAGTGCAGAAAAGGATCTTGACCGAGCATTCAATCAGGCCGAGAAAGCTGGCGATGTTGGCGCGATGGATGAGATTGCCTCGCGGTTAGTCGATATTGAAAATCAGCGCGGGAAAATGGCCGCTGCTGAAGTTGCGCAACTACAGGATCAAGCAGAAGGGCAGCGCGCGAAAATGGCTGAACTTGAAGCTACTGCGATCAAGTTGCAGAACAAATTGTTAGGAATGGAAGTAGATGTCAAGATCGATACTGCTATTGAAAAAATAAAGACGCTTCAAACTGAAGCAATGAGGCTTCAAACGATTTTGGCAGGGGCGACCGCTGGTACGCCAAGCCAAGCAGTGTCTGGAAGTGATATTCCAGGCCGGGCCTATGGTGGTCCGATTCCCGGTTGGTCGCCGCATGCTCGCGCTGACAACATTCTGATGTGGGCGACTGCCGGCGAGTATATGGTGCAACAACCTACAATGCAGCAGCCCGGCGCCAGATCCTTCATGGATGACTTCAATTTGCGCGGGATGTCTGCATTAAAGCGTTGGGCGCCGGGGTATGCATTCGGCGGGCAAATTGGCAGCAACAGCGCGATCAGCCGCTTGCGGGTGCCGAGTATTTCCGGAGCGGCTTCAAATAGCCAGTTAGCAGGCATGGTGTTGGATTTCTCGGCCTTTGGGGCAGGGAAACACACGGTGCAGGCGCCGGTCAACGTGCAGCGCGAGGTGCAACGCGCGATCAAAATGGCGGCGCTGCGCCGGGGTAAGAAATGACAGCCTCCTTGATTATTGGCGGGCGTGACATATCTGTGATTTCCTGGCTGGATTTCAGCCAGAAAATATCAGAGCCGGATGGGGGCCGGACGGATCGCCGGCTGGCAAACGGCCAGATGTTTACGAGCCGGCGGTGGCAGAAGCGGACCGTGACTTTATCCGCCGCCGGCTGGGTTCCGGCGGCTTTATCAGGCATTGATTGGTCTGGCGATGTCGTTGTCGAGCTGCCGCATCCGATTGCGCTGGCGGCGGGGGATAGTCTGCCGGCAGGATTTTTGGCGCGCGCAGCGCCCTGGGCAGAAAAACCGCTCATCGATCAGGCCGGGAAGTCCGTTAGGCTGGTTTGGGTGAAGTTTACGGCAAGGTCGAAAGGCCCCTCTGATTCGGTCGGTAACACGAATGGTTTTGGCTGGGAACTTGAGCTGGAGCAATCATGATAAGACACCGCTTTGTTAATCCAGCTCCGCCGCTAGGCACGGGGGCTGGTCTTGCCGATAGCGAGGCCTGGAATGATGCGCACGCTTTGGGTGCGGGCGAAACACTCGTGGTTGCGATGCCTCGGTGGTGGTGGAATGGCGATAGCGCCGGGCTCGATAATTGGTTCAATATCGGGCCAATGGATTCGCCGGCGGTCGGCGTATACATTGCGCCCATTGATACGTCGTGGATCTCTGTCGCCGCTGGCTGCGAGCTTGTTCTTGCGGCATCGGTGATCTACAACCCGCTCGAAGGCGAGTCGATTCCACCCGGATTTTCATCGCGCGTTTTTATCAATGATTCCAGCGAGTTGCAGATCGAAACATCCCAGGGCGGGTTTTTGGCATTGCCGGCCGGACCAATCAATTTTTCAATTTTGATCGTCGGCTCCGTCGTTACGATCGAACCATGAGCGCTTTTGACCCAGCGGCTTTCGATTTCCGCGCGTTTGATGTCGGACCGGTTTCGCCCGATGTTTATGGCGCGCGGTCGATCGCGTGGCGCGCGGTCGTAATTTTGGGCGGGGTCGATGTCAGTGATTTTCTCTCCGGCCAGCTCAAGGTCACGGGGGGCGAGTCTGCAGCGCGGACCGCAGAATTTTACGTGACACCGATGTCCGATGCCGAGGTGTCTGCGCTGGCCGGCGCATCGGTGACGATCGATTATGTGATTGTAGGCAATGGCACGACACTGACCGAGCGCCGGTTTACAGGGTCGGTGGCGGATTGGGATTTTGATCCGTCCAGTCAGCTGGCATCAATCATTGCCCGCGACGCGTATCAAGAGACAATCAATGCCTGTGCGACGCGTGATGATGTGCTTGCGCTGCTGGGCAGTGCGGCGGTGCGCTGCGATGCGATTGCGGATTGGTCGGACGCGACGCCGGACCCGTCTGCGTATTTTTCTCAGCTCGCGGCAACAGCGCATGGGGCGTATGGCATCAACGCTTCCGGGGCCTGGCAATTTACACCCTGGGTCATCGGCACTCCGGCCGCAATTTTTCGCGACGGCGATATTTTTGACGAGTCGTTTACGCTGGTCGGCTCGTCAAAATCGGATCTGCCGGCTTCGATCTCGGCGTCTCTCACAGCGCGCGTCAATCGTCTGTGCGCTGTCGATGTCCCTCTGGTGTGGGCGGGGCTCGATTATCTCATCGTCGGTCGAGAGCGCGGCGCCTGGCCGTCTGTACAGACGGTGATGTCGGCATTGGAAGGCCTGCACGGCTGGCATATCAAGGGGGTACCGACGATGACTCACCCCCAGTCCTCGTATGTGATTACTACAATGGGCGGCGGCACTGCTGCGATGATCGTCGCGCAGCCGGAGCAGATCTGTATCGGATTCGCCGTCACGATGCATCATCGCTGGTATCAGACGGTCGACCTAACATGGACGATAGATATTCCGCTTGGCGGGATGTCGGATCGTGACAAGTCGATTGCGGATAGCATCACATCGGAGTTCGATGTCGGAGCGTGGGAGGATGCCAGTTCAAGCACGTCGTCGACCGGCATTTATGCGGTCAATCCGCCGCCGTCGAGCGCCGAGTCATCGGGCGAGACCAGCGGTTACGAGGGATTGCCGGTGCCGCATCCTGGCATCAATCGGGCGATTTTGCATTTTCCTGATATTGGCTTGACGGGGCTGCAGGCGGCTGGCGAGTTTGTAGTGGCTAAAGCGGTGCGTGCGGCGGCCGATGGGCTGCGGCAGCGGCGCATCGAGCTGCTGCGCCCGCTCGATCCGCGGTGGGACATTGGCGCGGTGATTTCCGGGCGTGTCGGCGGCGTATATGCGCTGGGGCAGATCACCGATATCGAGGACGTGCTTGATCACGACTCGGGCGATGCGACAACTAAATTCACGGTAGCAGTGCCCGATGGCAATGCGTCGGCGCAGGGGTGGTCTGCTGTGCTAACGCCGCCGGACGACATTGATATGGTGCCCCCGACTAGCCCGATTCTGAGCAATTTTGTGGGGGCCGACACCGAGACATCGACGACGATCACTGATGATGCTTTGCTTGGATTTTTGTCAAATACGTCAGGGGCTGTGAGTCAGTATTCGCCGACAAAGCCGGCCTATGTGCCGCAGTTTCGCATTGTGATGCCGGAGATTCCGGCGCCCCTGCGCGATCCGACAACGGTCGCTGTTGACATGGCCGCGACGTGGGCGATCAGTAAAGGCATTTTGGAGGTGGACTTCTGATGGCAAAGGATCTGACGGCTGATCTTGATTCTTTGATGCGCGCGTTGCGCGATCAAGATGACAACGCCCCGCTACCGGCGCCCAAGGCCCGCGGCGCATTTCCGTCGACGTCGGCGAGTGGCGTGGAGGCGGCCCCAAAGAGTACCGGTGGCGGCGCGGTGGGTGATTTGACCGAGACGGCATATGCGGACCGGACGTTCTGGTCTGACCTGGTGCTGACGAGTAGCGACGGCATCTTTTCGCTCCAGATCAAGCAGCTCAAGCGCATTCAGATGACGGATTCAAACGGCCAATTGGTCGCGCTGTCGTTTGCCGCTAAGCCATGAGCGAGGGGCTTTCGCTGCTCGATGATTTTGTGGAGTTCGGCACGCCGTTTCACGGTTTATGGCGAGGCGGTCATATCACATTGCCGAACGCCGAGACGCATGCGATGGGCGACCCTGGCGGCCCTGGGGTAATTTTGCTCAAAGTGCCCGGCATCGGCGAGGTAACGCGCAGCCCCGCCCAGCTCGCCGCCGACGCGGCGGCCGGTAAGGAGTATCGCAATTACGCGCTGTTGTCTGGGCATTCTTACGGCGGCGTTCAGGTCCCGCCTTCTGGCCTTGGCCCGGCGTATCACATACTGATCGACGATGCCAATGCGGTTTGGCTGATGCGGATGTCTCATGTGGGGAGCGGGCGATTTTCAATTTCTGTGCGCCGCTTTGGCCTGTTTGACGGCGCGACTCACGACTGGTCAGGGGCCGTCGAGTATCAATGCCCCGGCACATTTTGGGGATCGGTTGGCTCGGCGGTGCGTGCGATCGGGCAGGCCCCCAGCGGCCGGGATTGGGTTATTGGCAATGGCGTCGGCAGCGTGCCGGATTTGCTGGTTCGGTTCACCTGCTCTGGCGCCGTGGATACCTCGCTGCCGGGCCTCGGGGTGACATTCATCGGCACGCCGCTCGAGTGGCCAAATCGGCCCAACCATCACTACGAGCATCATTACGCGGTCGAGGGCACGCTGGTCGTCACAGATGTCAACGTCTTCCACTCGTCAAGCAGCGGCCTTGACTACACTCAGACAGTGATTGTGACCGATGGTGTGACGACATCCGATAACGGCGCGCCGGGCAGCGGGTATGCGATATTGACGTCGTCGCGGACCTACGAGTGCGACAAGATCGTCACAGACACACAAGAGCGTGTTGCGGACAAAATCATATGGGCAAGCTATCTTCCCGATGGACAACTCGTTCAGTACAAGGTAACTGGCCGGTGGTCACAAGATCTCAGCTACACGGATTTTAATATCTACAATGCGACGAACAACACTACGGCGCTGAGTGGATCGGGGAGTACAGACAACCGGCTCATTTCAACCGGCGCGACGACGATATACGACCAACTATCCAGCGGTACGCCAGTCGCTATCGAAACCGATATGACGACCAATAGCTATTTTCTCCCCCGAATGGTTGATGGGTATGTTGTCGATGAGAGTTTAGATTATTCACCCCTCGACCTGGCCGGCGTGGTCGAGGTCGGTCAACAGGCGCTCTCAAATGGTGACCGCCACGGAATTTATCTGACCGCAATCGGCCAGTCTGGCGATTTTTTCGGACAGCCTTTAGTCGCGCTGGTCGATCGATACCAGTCCGTTTCAGGGGGTACTACAACGACAACGACAATTTCTGTTCATGCGCCGACCGGCAGTTCATTGATGACCGAAATTCCTCTCGCGAACCTATCCGCGACGTGGCAACCGATTACCGACGCCATTGTCGTTGATACGGTCCGAGTTTGCTGGATGTAGCAGTGTCAAATATCGCGCAAAACAGTGCCAAATATCGCGCCGCCTTACA